TCACGCAGCGCGTCGTCGAAGCCTACGAGGACGGCCCGGCCGGCGAAGACGAGCTCGCCGTCGAGCGCGCGATCGCCGATCTGCCTTTTATGCAGAACCGCTGATCGACAGCTATAACGACAGCATGACGAACGTAGAGACCACGACCATGCTGACTGCCAACTTCTCGAGCGACACTCTGGCTCCGCGCAATGTGCCGCTCGAGGATGACTGGCTGACCTTCGTGCACACCAGCAAGGACAGCCTCGAGTTCGAGCTCGGGCTGTTCGCCACGAAATGGTTCGACTACCGGCACCTGACCGGCGTCGAGGCGACCAAGCTCTACATCGAGGCCTACGGCAAGGTCTACAAGGACATCTATGCCCGTGAAATCGACTACGAGCGCGCCAAGCACGTGAAGCCCTTCGACGTCGAGCGGATCCTCGCCGGCCTCGCCAATGGTGACCCCAAGGCCCGTCGGATCTGGAAGGGCTGCTGGCGCGGCCGGCAGGTCGCCGACTTCCTCGGCATGCCCTATGACGTCTACATCGACATGGCCTTCACCTTCCGGATGCGCCGGTGGAACCAGAGGCACATGCCGCAGCCGCAGCACCTGTTCCACGAGTTCGACGTCGAGAAGATCCAGGCCAAGTGGGAGGAGCTGCAGCAGTCCACGCTCTACACCTCCGAGCACCCGGCCTACGCCGTCGAGAACTACCTGGGCGCTGCGCACCAGAACGACTACCACGAGTGGCTGATCAAGCAGGCCATGCACCGCTCGAACCCGCCCTATTTCCTGCACCGCTTCATCCGCGCCGGCCAGCTGACGGTCGAGAAGGTGAAGGCTCGGATCGACGAGGCGATCTTCGAGCGTCTGGAAGTGCTGCTGCTCAACTAACCCGTTGATGCGTCGACTATAACGAGAACGTCGCGCTGTTCATTTGTCCGGCGCGATAAGTAATCACTTACTTACCTTTGGAGCTCATCGTCCATGAGTGAAATGGAAACCGAAGAAGAGGTCGGCGGGTTCGAGTTCGACCCCGGCTTACAGGAAAAGATCGCCCACCTGTTCATGCGCGACACCACGTTCGCGCAGCGCTCGATCGACCTGCTCAAGCCCGAATACTTCTCCGAAGTAGCTGTCGGCGCCGTGGTGCGCATCGTCCAGGATCATATCAAGACCTACAAGACCGTCCCCGACGCCAAGATCATTCCGACGATCCTCAAGGAGGCCTTCGACAAGAAGCGTATCCGGCCGGACCTCAAGGAAGACGTGGTGAAGTTCATCAAGGGCGCGATGGGCTTCGATCCCTCCAAGCACGTCGACCTCTCCAACCCCGACTTCGTGCTGGAGAAGGTTCGCGATTTTGCGAAGGCCACGGCGATCGAGCAGGCCATGGTGCAGATCGTCGAGAAGGATCTGATTGGCAAGAAGTCGTGGGGCGACATCGAGCGGATCATGAAGGAGGCCAGCTCGGTCGGCATCGTCGTCGACAGCGGCGACTACGACTACTGGAAGGAGGTCGAGAGCCGCACTCAGAAGCGCCACGACTTCAACTCCGGCAAGCTGATCCGCGACGGGATCTCGACCGGCTACCCGGGAATGGACGCGCACCTCTACCATGCCGGCTGGGGCCGCCGCGAGCTGAGCTGCATCATGGGGCCGGCCAAGTCCGGTAAGTCGCTGTCGCTCGGCGACTTCGCCAAGAACGCCTCGATGCTCGGCTACAACGCCTTCTACGGCAGCTGCGAAGTGGCGGCCTGGATCATCGCCGAGCGTATCGACGCGGCGCTCTCGGACACGGCTATGGCCGCGCTCAACCTCGACCCTGATGAGGTGAAGCGGCGCATCCAGGATGCGGAAGCCAAGTCCGGCGCCTTCAAGATGCGCGACTTCCCGTCCGGCACCTTGAAGCCCAGCCAGCTGCACCGCGTCCTCGAGCAGTATCGCGCCGACGGCATCGTGTTCGACCTGGTGGTCGTCGACTACGCCGACATCATGGCCGCCGAGTATCGCTCGGACAACCAGATCGAGAACCTCCGGACGATCTATATCGACCTGCGCGCTCTCGCCTTCGAGACTGGGGCCGCGTTCCTCACGGCGACCCAGACCAACCGCGACGGCGCCAAGGCCGCAACCGCCAAGGCGACCGACGTCGGCGACGACTGGAACAAGGCCCGCACGGTCGACATCCTGATCGGCATCAACGCTACCGACGCCGAGAAGAAGGCAGGCGAGGCCCGGCTCTACTGGGCGCTCAGCCGTAACACCGAGGACGGGTTCAGCCTGCGCATCAAGCAGGACCGCTCCAAGATGCAGTTCCTCACGAAGATCCTCGCCAAGGAGTAGGCCATGCAGCGCCTCAGCATCGAGGAGATGAATGAGCAGTTCGACATGGAGTTCTTCCTCGAGCGGGAGAGCGCCGCGTTCAAGATCACGCGCGGTGTGTCGGGCGTCCAGCTCAACATTCGGCACTGCCCGCATCCTGAATGCGGCGACGATCGCTGGCGCGTCTACTTCGGCGTCGATACCGGCCGCGGCAACTGCTTCAAGTGCGGCAACACCTTCAATGCCGTGCTGTTCGCGCACCATCACCTGGGCCACTCCGACACGGAATGGGGCGCGACTTTCCGCGAGGTGACGGCGATCCTGGAGGAGCAGGGCTACCGGCCCAAGCGCCAGATCACCGTCGCAGTGGATCCGGGTGAGGTGAAGCTGCCCATGTCCATCGAGCTGCCGACTCCGGAAGGCGAGAACCTCAAGTATCTCGAGGACCGCGGCTTCGACGGCGAGACCAGCAAGTATTTCCACCTGCGCTACTGCGAGTTCGGGTGGTGGCGGCCGAAGGACGCCGAAGGCAAGCCGATCATCAACGATTTCGGCCGGCCCATCGAGCAGGAGTTCTCGAACCGCGTCATCATCCCGGTCTTCGATCTCAACGGCGAGTTGCGCACCTTCCAGGGCCGCGATCTCAGCGGGACGAAGGAGCAGAAGTATCTGTTCCCGCTCGCGCTGCCTGGCACCGGCCGGTATTTGCTCAACGGGCACAACGTTGTGGCGACCGACGAAGTAGTCATGGGCGAGGGCTTTGGTGACGTCGCGGCTACGCGTCTGGCGTTCGCGGCCGATCCCGCGCTGCGGCACATCGTCTGTGTCGGCAGCTTCGGCAAGCACCTCAGCTACGGCTCGGAGAAGGGCGAGGATCAGCTCGGCGCCTTCATCCAGCTCAAGCGCCGCGGCCTCAAGAAGGTGACCATCATGTGGGACGGCGGCGTCAAGGAGCTCGAAGCCGGGCTCTCGGCCGCCAAGCTCCTGACCGGGGTAGGGCTCCAGGTTCGCATCGCGCGTCTGCCGCTCGGCAAGGATCCCAACGAGGTGCCGCCGGAGGTCGTTCGCGATGCCTACTACAAGGCGACGGTCTGGACGCCGGCTCTCGATATCAGGTGGCGGCTCAGGAACCCCTACAAGTAGTCGCCAGATATGACCTGACGCAACCCGTCATCGTCTTCGCTATAACAAGATCACTGAAACGCTTGAGCTAGTAGAGCGCAAGCAGGAGAAAGTCATGTCTGCATATCCCATGACTTACGAGCAGATCAACATGGAGCACAGTGGCGGCACCAAGGCCTACACTTTGATCCTTGTCCGCACTGCTGACGGTAAGTCGCTGTTCATCAATAAGTGGGGCAAGGTCGGCGCGTTCGGTGAACTGCAGGCGACCCCGTTCCCAACGATCGATGCAGGCCGCAAGGCCTTCGACAAGAAGGAACGGTCCAAGACCTCTGGCGGCTATCGGCAGAAGGGTCCGGGCCGCGAGGTTACGGTCGAGAACGCCGAGCAGCTCAAGAACGCCTTCGGTCTTGGCATCTGGAGCAAGGTCGGCGGCAGCAACATTCAGCACCTCGATCCCTCGATCAATGTCACGGGTATGCGTGAAGCCGACCCGGCGCGCTTCGACGAGAACGGCAACTTCACCGGCGACAAGCCGCGCAAGGCGGAGATCGATCCGGCCGAGGTCGAAGCCGAGAAGGCTCGCAAGCTCGCCGAGCAGCAGGAGAAGCTGCGCGCCATCCCGAATTTCGGGAGGTTCGGTTGAGCACCTTCCGCGACATCCAGCAGTTCCTCAACGGCATGCGCCGGCCGGTCCAGGGCGAGCTCATCGCCAACCTGGGCGAGCCGCAGCGTCGCCTGATGCGCGCCGTGAAGGGCAGGGTGGCCCAGCTCGAGGAGTTCGAGGCCGACTACGCCGAGCTCCAGGAGTTCGCCCAGCTCCACTCCATTCGCCACTACGGGAGGTTCGCGTGAGCGTCTTCAGCTGCCCCATCTTCGGGGTCGACACCAATCTGGCCGCCTGCAGCAAGCTCATGGATATGGTCTGGATGGGCAAGCGCGTCGATGTGCGCAAGGGCTGCCAGGCGTGCATGGCGAGCTCGAAGTGCCCGGTCGTGAACATGGTCTTCATGAACCGTGTCCGCTGGAAGACCGGCAACCTCATCGAGATCCACGACAAGCTCCCCAAGGAGCTGCTCGAGCGCATCCGGCCGATCGTCGTCATGGATCGGGATCTGAACCGCTACGGCGTCTCCCCGGCCGAGCGCGAACGCATCCTCGGCGCCAACGACCGCATCGACGCCATCATCGGCCGCGCGCCCAGCGCTGACACCGTGTCGCGCCGCCGGACCAAGACCACCACGAAACCGGCCGCGAGCAAGCCCGCTCCGGTCAGCAAGAACGACCAGGCTGCAGCATCCGGCGATCTCGGTGCTGCGATCAGCCAGGCCGCATAAGGAAGGACGACATGGACGCCTACGAAGTTCTCAGCCTGATCGATATGATCCGGGATACCGGATCGCGTATCGAAAAGGAGAAGCTGGTCGGTGAGCTCGCGGCTGACGAGCTCGGCCGCTTCGCGCTGACCTGGGCCTACGACCCGATGATCACGTTCGGCATCACCGCCGGCGCCACGGAGTCAGCCGGCACGCTCAACATCAAGTTCCGCATCCCGCTGATCGAGCCGATGCTCAAGAAGCTGGCGAACCGCGAGCTCACCGGCAATGCCGCGCAGCGCGAAGTCGCCGAGGTGATGGCAGCGCTTGACGAGGCCGGCGCCCGGCTGCTGTTCCTGATCCTGTCCAAGGATCTCAAGTGCGGTATCGCCGCGCAGACCATCAATCAGGCGATCCCCGGCCTTGTGCCGGTGTTCGCGGTGATGCGCGCCCATCCCTATGAGCCTAAGAAGGTCAAGAGCTGGCCGATGAAGGCCGAGTTCAAGCTCGACGGGCAGCGCAACACGCTCCTGGTGCGGCACGGCAAGGGCGGCTTCTACACCCGCTCGGGCAAGGTGGTGCCGGCGCTCGACTTCCTGGTGCGCCCGGTGATCGCTGCAGCGACCGCGATGCTCAAGAACGCCGGCGTCAGCGGTGAGCTTGTCTCGCTGCTCACCAATGGCGAGCCGCACAACGGCGCGACCGAGGATCTGAGCTTCATGCTCGACGGCGAAGCCATGATGGGCCTGTTCGCCGAGACTGGCGCGCTGCGCCGGAAGGACTCTGAAGCCAAGGGTGCGGAGCTGCACCTCTACGACATCATGAGCTACGCCGATTTCGACGCCGCGGAGTCGGTTGGTCTGGCGCTCGAGGATCGGCGCAAGCTGCTCACCGAGTTCGTCGGCCACGCCAAGCGCCACCTCGCCGGCACCGATCACGCCGAGACGATCCAGGTCGTGCCGCAGTTCTTCGTCAACTCCGACGAGGAAGTTCAGGCCTTCTTCCTCAAGGCGCGCGCGATGACGCTCGCCAAGTATCTCGCCCGCGGCAACGCCGAGCGTGAAGCCGATCTGCTCAAGGCGACGATCGACGGCGCAACTGGCAAGCCCAAGGTGCTCGAGGGCGCCATGATCAAGAACCCCAAGGGCCTCTACGACAAGAAGAAGTCCAACGGCTGGCTCAAGGTCAAGGCTGAGGAGACCGAAGATCTGCGGATCGTCGGCGCCTTCCCGGGCGAACCGCACACCAAGTATGAGCACTGCCTGGGCGGGCTCATCGTCGAGCGCGACTTCAAGGGCACTCCGGTGCAGGTGCGCGTCGGCGGCGGCTTCACCGATGTGGAGCGCGAGCAGCTGTGGAAGCTCTACGAGGGCGACCAGAAGCTCTTCGAGTATGCCGATGCCGTCGATGGCCCGACCGCGAAGGGTGCGCTGCTCGGCCGGCTGATCGAAGTCGAGTTCCACGAGGTCACGCCCGACGGATCCCTGCGTCACCCCCGCTTCGTGCGGTTCCGCGACGACAAGGACGGCGAAGTCGAGGACAAGGAGGCCGCGGTCGCCGCGGCAGCCTGATGCTCTACCTGCCGTTCATCCTCGCCATCGCGATCATCCGCGCTCACACCATTCTCAATCTGGTCGAGAAGGAGACCACCTGACTATGCACCGCAACACCTTTGGCGATCCGCGCCCCAAGGGCTACGCCGAAATGGATGAAGCCATCGAGGAGCGGAACCCTGATCGGCACGAAATGGTCGCCGACATCAGCCACGAGGAAGGCGACGGCGAAGGCGATCTCTACGCCGGCTACTGTGCCGAGGTTCGCACTGCCGAAGAGGGCGACGAGGTGTTCTCGTCTCTCGGCTATGCCGAGCGCGACGACCTGATCAAGGATCTCGCCGCCGCTGGTATCACGGAGGTTAACGACCTGTAGCAAAACTGCCACACCGGGGAAAATCGGCGGCGAGTCTCGCTGAGCTGATTGCCAAGGCTAGAGTGTGGCGATATTTCGACAATTGGGCCGTTGCATATCGGCGGCCTGGGGCGTGAGAACCCCACCTTTCGGCAGGTCTTTTAGACCATTCGTTTCTCCGATCTTCGTCGGGGAGGCCTTCGCGCACTCCTGAAGGCGAAGGCGGACCCTCGAGAGGTGGTCTTCTCAACTCCCCGACGATGATCGGAGAGTGATTTTGACGCACATCATCATACGGCCCACCAAGGCTTCCCCGATCATTGTCTCCAACAACCAATGGAGACTGCATATGAAGACGCTTCGCCTTTTGGGCGTTGCCGGCCTGCTGCTGACCACTGCGCCGGTTCTTGCTGCTGACCTCGCTCCGTTCGAGCAGGCCAGCCCGGTCATCGCCTCGAGCTCCGCCTTCGACTGGTCGGGCTTCTACGTCGGTATCAACGGCGGCTACGCCGGCGGCACGATGGAGCATCCGCTCGATGTTTCGATCGGCACTCCGGCGACCAGCATCGTGAACGGCACGATCGACGTCACCTCGGGTGGCTTCATCGGCGGCGCGCAGGCTGGCTATAACGCTGACCTGGGCGGCTTCGTGCTCGGTCTCGAAGGCGACATCCAGGGCTCCAACGTCGACGGCCGGATTTCGATCTCGGGCACCGACGTTGCCGGCGTGATCGGTGATCCGGGCGACACGCTCGATGTGGATGCGGGCACCTCGCTCGACTACTTCGGCACCGTGCGCGCTCGCGCCGGCGTCACGATGGGCAACGCGCTGCTCTACGGCACCGCCGGTCTGGCCGGGGTCACACCA